GGACGAATGTCTAGACCGTCCGAACGCAGTGATGAAGTGGTTGCAGGACGTTGCTCGCATACTTGGACACGAAGGCAAGGCAGTCGAATGGACTAGCCCGCTTGGATTCCGTATCAAACAGAAGTACGCGAACACTAAAGCTACCCGTATCCGTACGCTACTCGGCGAGAAGATCTCGTTCGTCAAGTGGCAAGAACCTTTGAATGAACTGGATAAGATACGTCAAGCTAACGGTATTAGTCCTAACTTCGTACACAGTCTTGACGCAAGCGTCGCTCAAAGCACCGCCAACTACGCCAAGGAACACGACATCACATCGTTGGCTATGGTTCACGACTCGTTCGCTACGCATTGCAACAAGTGCGACCGACTAGGCGTGTTGATCCGAAAGTCAGCCGCTGAAATTTTCACAACCGATCTACTTGCGGGTTTCCGTGATGAGATCAAACAACAAACCAAGAAGGAATTACCAGACCTGCCCCTTTATGGATCGCTCGATCCGCTTGAAGTGCTGGGTTCTGATTATTTCTTCGCATAACACTACGCTTAAAGGAGCGATTAATGTCAATACACCGACCAATGAAAACAATAACTACACCAATTGGAACCGCCCGCTACTGCTGGCTCAACACGCCTGACACCAAGTTCGACGAAGGAGGCTACGGCGTTTACCGTTGCGAGTTGCTTCTCAAAGAAGACGAATGGAACAACTTGAAGAAGCAGATCACGCCGTTGTACGAGGAAGCTTACCAAGCAGAATGCCTCAAGCAAGCGAAGAAGAAACTGAAACAAGCAAACAGCCCGTTCTCCATCGACGATGAAAACAACCACGTCGTTAAGACCAAGCTCAAAGGTGGAGGAAAACGTAAGGATGGCAGCGAGTACAAACTTGCCGTTGCTCGGTTCGACAGTGCAGGTAACCCAGTAACTGACGATAAGATCATCGGAGCAGGTAGTCGTATCAAGCTCGGACTGAAGGTCAGGTTCTGGTACGTCGCAGCCCACGGATTCGGCATGACGCTTGAACCGCACGGCGTTCAGATCATCGAACTAGAAACGTTTGGGGCAAGTGAGAACGCATCGGCGTTCGGGTTCTCCGCAGAAGAAGGCGGTTATCAACACGGAGGAGAAACGTTCGAAGATACATTGAACCAACCTGCTAATGACCAAACGGAAAAGGAAGAAGCGCCCAGCGCAGCGAACTTCTAAGTACCGATCTGGATTCGAAGCAAAGACCGCACATTATCTAACGCGGTTGGGCGTCGAGTTCGAGTACGAAAGTACAAAGATCGAGTACATGAAACTAGCAACGTATACACCTGACTTCATACTGCCTAACGGAATCATCGTTGAGACTAAAGGGCTATGGACTTCAGAAGACAGGACTAAACACCTGCTAATTCGTGAACAACATCCCGAACTCGACGTCCGTCTTTGCTTTCAAAACGCATCGAACAAACTACGCAAGGGGTCGAAGACTTCTTACGCAATGTGGTGCGAGAAGAAAGGAATTAAATACTGTGACAAAACGATACCGAAATCATGGCTGAATACCAGCAAGTCCACACGTCGTGTCCATCCTGCGGTTCGAGCGATGCCCGATCAACATATGTAGACGGGTCTAGTCATTGCTTTAGCTGCGGTGAGAACACCCAACCCAACAAGAAAGAACGAATGGAAATACCAATAACGAATGAAACTAACAAACCCAAGAACACCCGACCTTTTGTAAACAACGGCGCACCTACTGCTATTGCCCGTCGAAACCTGACGCAAGAGACGTGCAAGAAGTGGGGATACCATTCTGCTATGGTCGATAATGAACAGGCTCAAGTTGCCAACTACCGCAGTCGTGACGGTAAGCTTGTCGGTCAGAAGATCCGATACGCAGACAAACGATTCGAGGTGCGAGGTGAACTCATTGGACTGTACGGTCAACACCTATGGCGAGACGGGGGACGTAGGGTAATCGTAACCGAAGGCGAGGTCGATGCACTGTCCGTGTCACAAGCGTTCAGTAACAAGTGGGCCGTCGTATCCGTACCTCACGGTGCAGGTAGTGCGAAGAACCATGTAGCTCAAGCTCTTGACTGGCTCGAACGGTACGATGAAGTCGTATTCATGTTCGACATGGACGACAGCGGACGCAAGGGCGCGACTGAATGCGCTGCTTTGTTGACTCCAGGAAGGGCTAAGATAGCAGAGCTTCCGTTGAAAGACCCGAACGATATGCTTGTCGCCAACCGTGCGAAGGAGATATGCCAAGCAACGTTTGAAGCTAGGGACTACCGACCTGACGGCATCATCGGAGCGAACGAACTGTGGGATAAGATCACGGAAGTAAACAACGTCGAGTCCCAACCGTATCCGTATCAAACCTTGAACGACATGACACACGGCTTGAGGCGAGGAGAACTCGTTACGGTATGCGCGGGTAGTGGAATAGGGAAGTCATTGTTCTGTCGTGAAGCTGCTTACTCCTTGTTACAGGCAGGTGAGACGGTCGGGTACATTGCCTTGGAAGAGAGTGTAAGACGGACAGCCTTGGGCATCATCGGGTTGCATGAGAACAAACCGTTGCATCTTGAGAAGGACGTCCACCATGAAGCGTTGCGACCTGCGTTTGAAGAGACGGTAGGCAACGGACGCTTCTATACATACGATCACTTCGGCAGTTGTGACAGTGATAATCTACTTAATCGAATCAGATACCTATGCAAAGGACTGGACTGCAAGTGGATATTCCTTGATCACCTGTCGATAGTAGTAAGCGGGTTTGACGGAGACGACGAACGACGCTTGATCGATAACACAATGACACGACTACGCTCGCTCGTTGAAGAGACGCAGTGCGGGATGGTGTTGGTCAGTCATTTGAAACGACCGCATGGCGCAGGTCACGAAGAAGGAGCGGTAACAAGTCTTGCTCACCTTCGCGGATCTCACGCCATACCACAACTGTCGGACATGGTCATCGGGTTGGAACGCAACCAACAGTCCGAGTCCGACGCCAACCAAACTCGAATAAGAGTATTAAAGAACCGATTCAGTGGAGAAACTGGACTGGCTACTACGCTTTTATTCGACCAGAAAACAGGAAGATTAAATGAAACTGATACGCAGATGTTTGCAACTGACAACGATAACAATCAAGCGATGGATGCGAATGCTCCGTTCTAAACTACTATGAATAACAAAGCATTCCAAACACTGTACTTCGACATCGAGACTAACGGGCTTGAAGATTTCACCTTACTCGAAGACCTTAATACCGTTCATTGTATGAGTATCTTCGATCCCGTCAAAGACCGTATGCTTACGTTTCATGGTGAAGGTATCCCGCAAGGACTGAGTATGTTGAACCAAGCTGATACAATCGTAGGTCACAACGTATTAGGCTTCGACATACCCGCCCTGCAAAAGCTGTACAACTGGTCGCCTAACTGTCGGATACTTGACACGATGGTAACTTGTCGTGCCGTACATTCGGACGTTCGTACAGCCGACATGAAGCGCAGCAAGTTCCCGAAAGAACTGTGGGGATCGCATAGCTTGAAGGCATGGGGCGAACGCCTTGGCGGTATGTTCAAGTCAGACTTCGGACAACAGGAAGGAGCGTTTGACGAGTACACTGAAGAGATGAAGAAGTACTGCGAACGAGACGTCCTTGTTACTGCTGCTGTCGGAGCCTATCTGAGAAAGAAGAATCCTGACACACGTATGCTTAATCTTGAACACGCCTTTGCCCGTATCATGCGAGCGCAGGAGATGGTTGGGTTTGCGTTTGACTCCAAGAAAGCGGACGCTTTGATTGCCGAGCTTGCTACTAAACGGGCTGAACTGTTGGACGAGCTTCAACGGATCTTTCCACCTAACGTAGAAGAGATGAAGACGCCTTCGGGTTGGACGGTAGAAACAGACGGCGTAACGTACACTGCTGAAACAAAGGCCAAGTTGAAACAGGTCTTGAAACTGGACGGCAAGGTACAATCGTTAGCTAACAAAGCAACTAAATGTGAGAACAAGACGAAGACCATACCGTTCAACCCATCTAGTCAAAAGCAAATAGGCGAACGCTTGGAAGCTCTTGGTTGGAAACCTACGCAACACACTCCGAACGGACAGCCTAAGATTGACGAAGCAGTACTGAAGTCAGTCAAGCATCCGTCGGCTCAACTGCTCCTGCACTATCTGATGGTTACCAAACGTCTTGGGATGCTAGCTGAAGGTGACAACGCTTGGATCAAATGCGTACGTAACGGACGGATACACGGACGGGTCAACACCAACGGAGCAGTGACAGGTCGATGTACTCACTCGTCTCCTAACATGGCACAAGTTCCAGCTGTTCGTTCACCTTACGGTCAGCAATGCAGGGAGTTATTCAAAGCAGGAGAAGGGTACGACCTAGTCGGGTGCGATGCTAGCGGGTTGGAACTACGGATGCTTGCTCACTACCTCGCGGGCTTTGACGGCGGGCATTATGGAAAGAACGTAATCGAAGGGGACATTCACTCGGTCAATCAAAAGGCGGCGGGATTGGAGACACGTGACCAAGCGAAGACGTTTATCTATGCATTCTTATACGGCGCGGGTGATGCGAAGATTGGGGAAATAGTAGGAGGCACGGCAAAGGAAGGTCGGATGTTAAAGGCTCGCTTCCTTGCGTCGCTTCCTGCGTTGAACAAACTGAAGATAGCAGTCGAAGAGAAGGTACGTAGGCAGGGATACCTAACAGGACTAGACGGCAGGAAGCTACCGATACGATCCGACCACGCAGCTCTTAACACATTGTTGCAGTCAGCAGGTGCGGTCGTAATGAAAGAAGCTATCATCCTGTTGCACGGGGCGTTAACTAAGATTGGATGGGCAGTAGGCAGGGAGTACGCTTTCGTAGCCAATGTCCATGACGAGTTCCAAGCTGAAGTCACGCCGAAGCATACCAAGATGTACGGTGAGCTTGCAGTCAACTCGATCAAGAAGGCGGGCATAGCGTTGAAGATGCGCTGTCCGTTGGACGGAGAATACAAGGTCGGAAAGAACTGGGCTGAAACACACTAAGTTGTTGTGGTATCTGCAAACGTATTGAGCGGAGCTGTCTACGAGGCAGAGTTCCAAGCTGAAGTGTTACGGCGGGGATTCGTTCCTAACATACCTACTATTCCTGTTGCTTGGGATCTTATCGTAGTATGTCCGTCGGGATCTTTGAAGGTACAAGTCAAAGGCACGTCTACGGTAATTCCAAACGACAGGACTGCGTACAAGATTACGACCAGCAGCGGTAGAGCTAGTAAGTCTAGGATCGGTAAGGACGTTGATGTTATAGCGTGTTGGATCGATCCAGCCCGTGTTTGGTATCTGATACCTTCCTCAATCGCCATGCCTAAAACCATTAACTTATATGCAGAAGCTAAAAGGTCGTCGAGTAAGTTTCAAACCTACCGAGAAGACTGGTCGATCTTTTACAAACATTAAACAAAACGAAAGGATATAATGAGCAACAAAACAACAATGCTAATAGACGCCGACGTACTGGCATATCAATCAGCCTTCACGGCTCAAGCTAACATTCAATGGGACGAAGAACTGTGGACGGTACATACCGACTTAGCCCTAGCCAAGACTTGGATCGTGGATCGTCTTGAGACGTTTAAGAAACGGTTGAAGGCCGACGACTTCATACTTGCTATCTCCGATAAGAACAACTTCCGACGTAAACTGTTCCCTGACTACAAAGCTAACAGACGTTCTAAGTTTGCACCGATTGGACTAGATCCGATACGTGCTTGGATGGCAGAAGAATACGGTACTGTAATCTACCCTAACCTCGAAGCCGACGACGTGCTTGCCATCCTTGCAACCGAGCGACCCAACCGTAGCGACAAACGGATAATCGTTTCCATCGACAAAGACTTCAAAGGCGTACCCTGTACGTTCTACGACTTTAACCGTGGTGAGCTACATGAGATTACCGAAGAAGAAGCGGACGCCTACCACTTGATGCAGACCATAGCAGGTGACTCGGTCGACGGGTTCAAAGGCGTTTCAGGTATAGGCGTAGTCAAAGCCAAGCGGTTGCTAGATACCAACGGAGCGAATTGGGATACCGTGTTAAAGGCGTACAGCGACGCAGGTATGACCGAGGAAGAAGCACTGACCAACGCATGGATGGCGTACTTGATACGTAAGGATGAGTACAACCACAAGCACAAGAAGCTAAAGTATTTATGGATGCCTAAAGAGTTCACCACGGCACAAAAACGGAAATATTCTAATATAATTCATGGGGTTACGGGAGAGCTGGATGAAGATTTAACTCGCCCAGACCCGTTTTAACAGGTAGGTTAGGCATCGTGCGTTACACTATCGAAAGAAAATTGCCCGATTTAAGCAAAGATTTAATCGACGCTTTAGACGAACGCTTTCCCGTACGCATGGCTGATCCGAAGGACAGTGAACGGGAGATCTGGATTAAAGTCGGACAACGATTCGTCGTAGATTTTTTAAAAGACGTTTACGAAGAACAACATACAACATTAATTTCAACGAAAGAATAATCATGTGCATGGGTAGCTCGCCTAAAATGCCTCCGCCTCCACCGCCTCCTCCACCGCCACCGCCGCCTCCTACCGAGGTCGCTTCAAGGGCTATCAGTACCAAGAAGTCGAGGCAGAAGAAGAGCGGTAGCAGACCGCAACGGGGAACGCTTTCTCTGACACGTAGTCCTAAGATGGGCGGCTCTTACGTTGGCACAGGAATTAACTTAAACACCTAATACAGAAAGACTAACAATGTTAAAATCACTCCAGAAGATCACTCTCCTAAACGGCGTTAGCGCTGCGGGAGCGGGCTCGTCCTTCAGCGTTGAACGTTCGAAAGGCTGGACATTCGCCATTGCATCTAGTTCGGTAACGAGCGGTGCGACTGTGGATGTTGAAGCGTATATCGGATCAGCTTGGCGAGTCATACACAGCGAAGCAGTAACCGCAGACGGAAACGTCCTTGTACGCGATGACCACGGACATTACGAAAAGATAAGAGCCAACGTCTCAGCACGTACTGACGGCACTTATTCCGTATTCGCCGACGGCTCAACCGATTCCTTGTAATGTCTTTAACGTTCCCGACTACCACGCTCAAGAAACCGAGCGGCTTGACGGCACTTCCTTCGGGTTTTAAAAGGCCTGCATTTGGTACGCTTTACGGGTTTGACGCACAGGGTGCTACAGACGATTCGGGAGGCGGCGGCGGAGGCGCATTCGCAAACACCCTGTCAGGCTCATTCGACGGGACGGATGACTACTTGCAACTCGGCAACGGGATCTTAACTGCACTTTCAGGCACTACCTATTCGATAAGTATGTGGTATAAACTCGACCAAGAGGGGTACTATATGGAACCGTTCTCAGCGGGTGGAACTACGGGAGATCGAAGCTTGGTCTATTTTCGAGCGAGGGGAAGTGGTACTGTCAGCATAGAGTTTTATGCAGGAAGCGCTACGCACTTGATTGAGGCTTCGCCGTTCCAATCAATAAACTCATGGGTGAACAGCGTGATCACTGTCGATACGAACGGGACAAGTACTCTTTATGTTAATGGGGTTTCAAAAGCGGCTTCGATAAATGTCCCGCAAGTAACCCCAACAAACCCCGTAATTGGTTGCCTAAACGGTGCATCGAATTTCTTAGACGGGAAAATTGACGAGGTAGCAATCTTTGACTCCACCCTTTCCGCCTCCGACGTAACCTCAATTTACAACAGCGGAGTCCCCGCCGATCTTTCTTCGCTTAGTCCCGTAGGATGGTGGCGATTAGGCGATGGCACAGGGGACACGGATTCGGGAGGAGGCACACCTGCGAGTGGTGATACGATTGGAACTGTTGTCGATCAAGGGTCAGGCGGAAACAATGCGACAGGAACGAACGGTCCGCTTTATTCTAACGACGTACCTGTAGCACCGTTCTCAACTATCTCAGGCGCATTCGACGGTACGGATGATTACTTGGATTGTGGCACGGTTTCCGCTTTAAATTCAAGCAGCGCATATAGCGGTTCTCTTTGGGTTAATTACAACTCCGTCAATAGAATACCACTTGGTGCAGGTGCTGCATCAAATCGGTGGTATTTGCATTTAGTCAACAGCACTACAATTCAATACCACATGGGGCCATCGACAGGCGTTCCCTACCCAGGCCCAGGGTATCCTACTTGGACGGTTTCAACTTTATCCTCGTCAACTTGGTATCACATAGCATTTGTTCACGACGGAACGGACGTAACACTGTATTTAAACGGAAGTTCTCAAGGTACTAAAACAGGTGCGGAGACTTCGAACAATGCTTTTAAAGGAACCCAACTCGTTATTGGAAGATATACTTCAGTGCCAGGCACTTATAATTTTAACGGATATATCGACGAGGTATCATTATTCGATTCCGCTTTATCCGCCTCCGACGTAACAGCAATTTACAACAGTGGTGTCCCTGCCGATCTTTCGTCTCTCAGTCCTGTAGGATGGTGGCGAATGGGTGACGGAACAGGCGATACCGATTCGGGCGGAGGAACGCCAGCAAGCGGTGACACAATCGGAACTGTTGTCGATCAAGGTTCGGGTAGTAATAATGCGACTAATCCGAATGGAGCGATTTATTCATCAACTGTACCATCTTAAATTATGAGCAAAAATTACGTAATCATCGACGCTTCAGACGTCTCTTCAATCGACTTCAGCGAAGTCATGGAAACCTCGGCGGATACGCTTCGGTATTCACTCGACGGCTCTCAGACTTTTATTAAGTACGAAGGAACTCGACCTAGCTTCCTCGACGAAGACGACATCGATCTAACTCACGCGGAGATCTTGGACGTACTCAGTCACGAAGACTGGACATCTCCAGCTCCGTTCTAACTTTATGCAATACGAAACGGCTCAAAGCCTATACACTCAGCTCGAAGGACAGCGTTGGTCGTTCCTTGATCGTGGTCGTACCTCGTCGGAACTAACCATACCTTACGTCCTACCGCCCGAAGGTCACGGCCCTCATACCAAGTACTACACACCGTACCAAGGGATCGGAGCAAGAGGCGTAAACAATCTGTCGTCCAAGTTGTTGATGGCTTTACTACCGCCTAACGCTCCTTTCTTCCGCTTGGTCATCGACCGTTACGAGCTTGAAAAAGCAAAGGCTGAGATAGGCGAAGAAGGAGGCGAACAACTTCGTACAGACCTTGAGAAAGCATTAAGCGATGTTGAACGAGCTGTCAGTCAAGAGGTTGAGGTTGAAGCGTTTAGAGTCGGCGTGTTCGAAGCTCTGAAGAATTTGTTGATAACAGGGAACGCACTGCTCTATCTCCCCGACGACGGCGGTATGAGAGTGTTCCGTCCAGACCGTTACGTTGTTAAGCGTGATGCCATGGGGAACGTTACGCATATCGCCGTCAAGGAGACTATTGCTCCGTTCATGCTTCCAGAAGAAGTGCGACAAGAAGTTTACAAAGAATCTAAAGACAACAACTGCGACTTGTACACGTCGATCTGTAGAGAAGGCGACAAGTTCGTGGTCAAGCAAGACGTCAAAGGTATCGTTATCGAAGGCTCCAGTGGAGAATACCCGATCGACAAGTCACCTTGGTTGCCGCTTAGATATACCCGTATAGACGGAGAAGACTACGGTCGTGGCTTTGTTGAAGAATACATCGGGGACTTAAAGAGTTTAGAATCATTGACTAAGGCAATTGTGGAAGGTTCAGCAGCAGCCGCCAAGGTCTTGTTCATGGTCAACCCGAACGGTACTACTCGCGCTCGTACCCTTGCTGAAGCTCCTAACGGTGCAATCGTACAGGGATCGGACGGGGACGTATCCGTACTACAGCTTAATAAATTCAATGACTTTCGCGTAGCTCAAACGGTTATGGCTCAGATCCAAGACCGACTCAGTCACGCGTTCCTTTTAAACAGCTCCGTCGTTAGAGACGCAGATCGAGTTACCGCCGAGGAAATACGGATGTTATCACAAGAACTTGAATCTGCTCTAGGCGGGCTGTATTCGATCTTGTCTCAGGAGTTCCAGCTCCCGCTTGTAACCCGTCTCATGGATCGCATGAGCAAAAGGGACAAGTTACCGAAGCTTCCAAAGGACATCGTCAAGCCTACCATCGTAACAGGCATTGAAGCGCTTGGACGTGGTAACGATCTTAACCGTCTCGATATGTTCCTTGCAGGAGCTAATCAAGTGGTCGGCCCAGAAGCTGTCGCTCAATACGTAAACGTAGGTGACTACTTCAAACGACGTGCAACCGCACTTGGTATCGAAACCGACGGACTTATAAAGTCGGACGAAGAGATTCAGATGGCTATGCAACAAGCACAACAACAAGACATGATGATGAAGCTTGGAGCGCCCGCTGTAGCGCCAACTATTAACGCTATTGCACAAGAACAGCAGGAACAACCGCCTGTTGAACAATAACAACCAACCAGTAAAAACGGACAAATGTCATGGCAGATTATCAAAAAGTAGAAATAAACGAACCAGCACCTAACGAGATTGAACCCGAAGAACAGCAAGCAGCGACGTCTGAAGAACCTCAAGGCGAGCAAGAACGCCCAGAATGGCTACCAGAGAAGTTTGAGTCAGCGGAAGACCTCGCCAAAGCTTACGGACAACTTGAATCGAAGTTGGGAGCGGACAGAGAAGAATCAACACAGGAAGAAGAAGTGGTAGAAAACGAGACTGAACCTACTACCGAACCTAACCAAGCTCAGACTTTAATCACGGACGCATCACAAGAGTTCTTTGAGAACGACGGTAAACTGTCCGATGAAACGTACGAAGCACTTGCTCAAGCAGGTCTTAGTCGTGAACTGGTCGACGGTTATGCCCGTGGTCAAGCTGCTCTACAAGAGAACGAGGCTACGCAGATCAAGTCGGCAGCTAACGGCGATTACGAAGGAATGTCCGAATGGGCAAGCAAGACGCTGACCGATGACGAGATGAACACTTTTAACGAAACGGTAAACAATGGATCTGTTGATCAAGCAAAGCTCGTAGTAAGCGGGTTATACGCTCGTTACAAAGCTGAAGAAGGCGGAAGTCAACCAAAGCTTGTAACAGGCAACACGACTGGATCTTCCACGTTGCCTTTTCAATCCATGCAAGAAGTCAGCAGGGCTATGCAAGACCCACGCTACAAGAGCGGAGACAAGGCGTATCACGCCGAGTTGGATCGCCGACTGGCTGTATCTAGTATCTAACCATGCTTGAGCTGTTGACATTGTTCCTGACAGGCGGAGGTTCCGCTGCGATGGGATCAATCTTAAAGGGAGTATTCGGCGCTATGGTCGATTCCCGTCAGCAGAAGTACGAGTTGGAAATGATGCGGGAAGCAAGGAACAATGACTATGCACTTAAATTTCAAGAAACACTTAATGGTGGAGACGGCGGGGCTTTTGTTCGCGGTACTAGGCGTATGCTTGCTGTTATCGGGATGTGCACGCTCTCGGCAATCACCCTCCTTACCACCATCTATCCAAGCGTTCCAATCCTCACAACAACCAACATTGACGGAGAAGGTCGAAACTCATTCCTATGGGGACTCATCGATCTTCAAGCGTCACAAGCCTATATGGCAATTACAAGCGGACATATTTCCCTCTTTGCCGTAACTTGCATCTATCCGCTTATAGTAGGTTTCTACTTCACTCCAGGCGGTAGACGCTAACATCATCACTTTCGACATCACTCGACGACATTAGTCGTTGCCCCGTGCGCGGGATAACTACGAACGAACTCGACGCGTTGAGGTCAAATATCACACTAAACATTAATCTCAATTAAGGAGACATTATATCATGGCTAATGGAGACACCACTCCCTCACGCGTCGGTCAGATTAATTCAAGTGGAGCAGTTGATGCTTTATTCTTGAAGAAGTTTGCTGGCGAAATATTAACGACATTCGAAGAAAACAACGTTTTCAAGAGCTTGCACACGATGCGAACCATCGAGAATGGCAAGAGCGCGCAGTTCCCAGTTACGGGTGTTGCTTCCGCTTCTTACTACACTCCAGGTCAGAACATCGCTGACAGCGGTAACAGCTACTTGAGCGACATCAAGAAGAATGAAGTAGTCATCACTATCGACGACGTCCTTCTCGCTTCTACGTTCCTCAGTTCTATCGACGACGTAAAGAACCACTACGACATCCGCAGCGTCTACGCTAACGAGTTGGGTAAGGCTCTTGCCGTCCGTTTCGATACCGCTATCGCAAAGGTATTCATCGCTGCTGCTCGTTCAGCTGCTACCATTACTGGTGGTAAAGACGGTGGAGTACTCGACGTATCTGCTAACCTCATGGGCAACGTGTCCGACGGATCTGACGATTCCGACAACACCGATCCTACAGGTGCCGAACTTGTTGCTGCTCTCTTCACTGCTGCTCAAGCACTTGACGAGAACGACGTTCCTGCCGATGGTCGCTTCTGCGTTCTTCGTCCACAGGAGTACTACAAGCTTATCACTGGCGGTAGTGGTTCCCTCGTTATCTCGACTTCCGCGTCCAACAAGGACGTAGGCGGCTCTGGCTCCCTCGCTTCTGGTTCGATTGCTCAAGTTGCTGGTATCGACATCTACAAGTCAACTCACCTTCCTTCAACCGATTTGTCCGCCGTTGCCACTGGTGACGGAGCTGCGTCCAACGACGTGTTCGGTGGTAGCGGAGCTGGGTACAACGGTAACTTCACCAACTCGATTGGTATTGTTGCTCACCCTTCGGCTGTTGGAACCGTGAAGTTGCTCGACCTCGCTACCGAGTCTGAGTATCAGATTTCACGTCAAGGCACGCTTTTCATTGCGAAGTACGCTATGGGTCACGGAGTTCTCCGTCCTGAAGCTGCTATCGAATTGCAGAAGTAAGCTTTTCTTGGTTGTGTTGGGGGAGCGAGGTTTTCATTCGTTTTTGTCCTCGCTCCCTCTCACTTCCATAATTATAACCAAAACTAGACATGGCACTAACTACGAAGCTTGAAGCTGTAAACACGATGCTCGGCGTTATCGGCGAGACACCAGTAAACACGATCAGTGGAAGCAGTCTTCCCGTACAGGTCGTAACGGCTTTAAACGTGCTTGATGAAGTTAATCGCGAGGTGCAGTCCGAAGGCTGGCACTTTAATACCGAGTTTGAATACCAACTGACGCGTAACTCATCTAATCAATTTCCTCTTCCAAACAACACTCTTAAAATCGATCTACCCATCGACAAGCATACCGATCTGGATATTGTTCAGCGTGGCACTACGTTGTACGACAGGAAGAACCATACCGACGTCTTTACCGAAGACATTAAGGTAACCGTTACTTTTGAACTTACGTTTGAAGAATTGCCTCAACAGTTCCGTACGTACATCAACATTAAAGCTGCTAGGAAGTACGCAAACCGTTTTCTTGGGTCTACTGAAATTGAATCTTTTACTTTGAGAGACGAGATAAACGCAAAAGCTACGGCAGTAGACAGCGACTCCGAGAACGCAGACCGCACCATATTTGACAACTACGACGTGTTGCGCGTCATCGACAGGTAATGCCATTAATCACTACGTCCGTTCCGAACCTCGTACAAGGGGTATCGCAACAGCCCGACAATTTAAGAAACGCAGGACAAGCGGAGAATCAAGTAAACGCTTTAAGCTCTGTTGTAGACGGACTTACGAAACGTCCTAATACGGACTTCGTTAAAGCTGTTGATACGTATCCGCTTCCTACAAAGACCCACGTCTTTAAAAGGGACGCCGATAATAAACACGCTTTCTTGTTCGGTCACAACACTCTTAACGCAGTACTGGACGTTCAGGACTTGGCGAATGGTAACGATATTACTGTGTCCATTAGCTCTACAGCTCAATCCTATTTAAACAGTGCTACTTCGCCTACTCAGAGTCTAAGGGCGTTGACTGTTGCCGACTATACTTTTGTTGCGAACGATCAAGTAACGATTAAAAGCGGTGAGACTGTGTCTACGCCTTTGGAAAAAGAAGCTTTGGTATTTGTCAAGCAAGGGGCGATTGATACGGATTACACTATAAAGATAGATAACGTCACGTCTCTTTTCACTTCTCACTCATCAAACGCGTCTTCGACTCTTATTGCCGAAGGTCTAAAAACGGCGTTGGATACTCAGTTTCCCAACACAAGCAAATACGTCACGGGCGTTACCGTAAGCAACCCGACTACGAACGGGCCTTACATTATGCCTACGCATACAGCAGCAGGAGCGCCTCTTGAACCTTTCTACAGCATATTAAACGACTACAAGGTTGAAGTGACAATCACACAGCCTACGGTTTCTGGAGCGTCTGGAGCAAAAGGCGAAGCTATAATCGAAGACGGTAAGATAACAGGCGTTAATCTAACCCACGTAGGTAGCGGATACGATTCAAGCGCTGCAAGTACAGTAACATTTACCGAGATGCTTTTTCACACTTGGGAGAACGCTTGGGTTCCGAATACGCAACAATCAAAAGTCACTACACCTGCTACAGCTTCTTCCGTAAGCATTTCAGCGTCAGGGGATACGATTGAAACCGAGCAAGAAGGTAACGTCTTAAAGATTAAACACAGCGCGGGTAGCGACTTTCAGATCAGCACCATTGACGCTTTGTCCGATACAGGTCTAGGCGTAGTTTACAAAGAAGTTGGATACATAACTGACTTACCTGCCAAGTGCTTTGACGGCTTTAGAGTCAAGGTCAGGGGCGACGCCGAACTTGATCAAGACGACTACTACGTAGAGTACGAGACTAAAGACAACGAGGTCTTCGGTGAAGGCTCTTGGGTTGAAACGAATGGTTGGGAAAGCGACGGTACAGCGACTGGACAGTCGGTAGGTATACCGCTTGATTTTGACAACTCCACACTACCAATTGAAATCGTTCCCCGCTTTACCGACATCGTCAAACACAACGGAAAGTTTTACAGGAGCTTACTCGGCACCGTTGGGCTTAGTTCTAATACGAACAAGGAACCCGCTACTACGAACGGGGCTACTTACTGGGAAGAAGAAACGGCAATTAGATACGCTAGTGACTGGTCTTCAAGCGTCACTTACAACGGCCCTAGTACTACCGTTCAAGCGTACGTTGCTCAAGAGTCCGTATGGACGTCAAGAGCTGCTGGAGACGCTAAGACTAACCCAAGTCCGTCGTTCGTCGGTAAGAAGATTAAAGACCTGTTCTTCTACAAGAATCGCTTTGGCGTGTTGACTGAGTCGTCCGTGGTGTTCAGCGAAGCAGACGAGTACTTCAATTTCTGGCGTACAACTACTCAATCGCTTTTGGACTCGGCTCCAATCGACGTCGGACTTAGTCATACTAAAGTTTCCAAACTTAGATTTGCCGTACCTTTTCAAGAGAAGCTCGTACTGTTCAGTGATAACTCGCAGTTCGTGTTAAGAGGTAACGAGTTGTTGACGCCTAAGACCGTTAACATTTCACCTGTTACCGAGTACAATATGAAGCCGACAGGAGACAGACCTATAGCGTTGTCCAACTTCTTGTACTTCCCTTATGAACGGGGAGACTTTACTGGGTTGTACGAATACTACGTAGACAAAGACACCGAGACGTACGACGCCGCTGATTTAACCGCTCAAGTACCTGCTTATATTCCTTCAAACGTTCATTCGTTGGTTGGTAGTTCAAACGAGAATACGATTGTCATGTACCCAGCGTCGGGTAACGACTTATATATTTATCGCTACTTCTGGCAGGGTAAAGACAAGATACAATCATCGTGGTCGAAGTTTACGTTTACCAAGCAGTTCTTGGGTATGGGTATATTAGACTCGACCCTTTACTTGTTTACCTTTGACGGTACGAACCGTTGCCTTGAAACCTTAGACTTGTCGCCAGGTCAGATAGACAGCGGTAAGACCTATAAGATCTTGTTGGACAGGCGTGTAGCTCATTCCAGTTTAGGGCGTTCATACGACAGCGCTACCAAGCTTACTACGGTTAGCTCGATGCCTTATGACCCGACAGGAGCCGTACTATATACTGCTACAGGTAGTCGTTATTCGATCACTAGGACATCTTCGTCGACTTTTACGGTTAACGAAGATCTTTCCAGTACCGATTTCTACGTAGGTCTTGAATACGAGACTGAGTTCGAGATGTCTACGCAGACCCTTAAACAACCTACGGAACGAGGCGGACGGTCGAGCAGTAACTTTACCAGTCAGATCCTACGTAACGGTGCTTTCGAGTACGGAGACACTGGACACTTTACAGTCGAGGTTACACCGCAGTATCGGGATACTTATTCTTATCCGTTCAATCCGACTAGCTTGGGTGCGGACTCGGTAATCGGATCGCTTGTATTAGACAGCGGTTCGTTTCGCTTTCCCGTCCATTCCAAACACGACGACGTTACGGTCAAGATCAAGTCGAGTTCGGCGTTGCCTATGAAGATCCTATCAGCAGAGTTTGAGACTTTCGTACATTCGAGGTCTAGACGATATGGAGCTTAATGAATATGTCTACAGCGACTGTACGATTGCACCTGCCGACGGTCATTTCGACGCTCCTCAGATTTACGAAGACATGAGAATGGCTGATATGTTGGAATGCATCGGACTGGGTGAACATCCTAGACTTGCATTAGAACAGTCGTATGAAGCGTCCGAGGAAGCTTGGACGATAACTACTAAGGACTGTCGTACGGTTGCAAGCTTTGGAGTGACTCAATCGGACAAGGCAAAAGACGTTGGAATCATCTGGCTACTAGGTACTTACCGTATTCACAACATCAAGAGAACTTTCATTAAACATTCAAAGGAATGGGTAGGACGTCTTATGGGCGACTACAAGGCTTTAACTAACATAGTATGCGAAAGTAACGAGTTATCAGTTCGCTGGTTGACTTGGCTAGGCGCTACTTGGTCGGACGTCGGAATCGACAACTACAAACAATTTACCATATATAAACAACTGAATTAATCATGTGTTCAATAGCATTAGCAGGGCTTGCGTTAGGAGCAGGATCGGCAGGACTTCAATACGCAGGACAACGCCGTCAGGCGAAGCAACAAGCTCAATTTCAACAAAGAGCAGCGGATGCCGAGCGTCAGCGTTCGTTAATGGAACAGCGTTCGATCCGTATTCGTCAGGCACAAGAGCAGGAAGCTACGGCACGTGAGATCGGAGAAGTGTCGAAGAAAGCCCTTGAAGCGATGTCTACGGCTACCGTAAGCGCAGGTGAGTCAGGTGTAGCAGGTTTATCGGTAGATGCGTTACTGGACGACTACGTACGTCAGGAAGCGGCCTATCGGATGGGTGTTACCCGTCAGCAGGAAATGAAAGATTTACAAACGGGACTGGCTCTTACCGACGCTGGCTTCCGTTCACAGAACAGACTTATCGACATTAACAGACCAATCAACAGACCGAGCTTCTTGACGGGAGCTGTGAACGTAGCAAGCAGTGGACTAAGCGGGTATCGCTCTGGGTTGGAACTACAACGTGAATTGAACAAACCTAAAATATCGTAATGGCTAGAGTACAAGTACGAGATCTTCCTGACGCACCGCAACTTCAAGCGACCGTTCAGAGCGGCGGTAACTTCGGTGTAGCCGTTCAACAAGCGGGTCGCAATAAGTTGATGGATCTGGCTGATACGCTTTCTGGCTTTAACACGGCGTTGAAAGAGTATGGGGCGTTAGGTCAAGTACAAGGACAGATAGGCGCGCAAGAAGCTCTTACGGTCAGCGACGCAGACGTACTCGAAGAGATACGCAAGACTGAACCCGACACCTTTCTAAGCATTCAACGCAACAAGGCGTATCGTAACACGCTTCTTAAACGAGCTGTGAACAACAACTTGTTACCGTCCATGCAGTCATCGGCAGACGAGTTACTAGACTTGGAGAAGTATAAGAACCAAGGCGAGTTTCTAGAAGCCGTTGACGGGTTTATGAAAGGTCAATGGGAGTCGTTTAGCGAAGAAGTAGGTCAGGACGCAGCCAGCAGCGACGGAGGTAAAGTACTTTGGAACGCTGTAACAGGCCCGTTTAAGGCTGATATGTTGAAAGCTTACGACAAGAAGATGGACGACTTTATCGTAAACGGTCAATCGGAAGAACTAGGTCTGGAACTGGACATGATGACTAGACGACGGGTAGACCCAAACACGGGACAACCTATCGGACTTGACACGGCTGGATTACAACTGACCGCTCAGAACCGTGAGAAACTTTTAAAAGAAGCAGGAGTAAACGACCCGAAGACCCGTAGTAAAATCATTGTCAACGGTTACGTTAGACAGGTGGACGCATTGTTGGCTAACGGTAGGTATGCAGACGCCGAGCGTATGCTTGCAGCCATGAACGTCATACAAGTAAACAAGAAGCCGATATTTAGAACTACGGACGCAAAGACTTTACTGAACCCGTTGAATCGTAGCCTTGCTAGTTCGTTGCGTACGTCCAGTACTGACACATTGGCTAGACAAGGTCGTAGGTTCTCCAATCGAGTAGTTAACGCTATGTCGTCTTTACGTACAGGCGTGGTCAACAACTCGACTACCAAGGAAATGATCGACACCTATAGAGCGTTGGGAGCGGGAGAAGACGAGATACAAGGACTTATCGAGAGCGTGAAAGAATCTGAAGCACCTTTGAACGTGTTCTTTGAGTCTTTGAGGGTTCTAGCTAACCAACCTAATATAAGCGACGAAGCGTATAATCTTTACTACGATAACATAGGAAAAATAAACGACGGTTTTGAGGCAGCCCAGATCAGCCCGCTTCCTCCTTCGGCGTTAAGTCCAGAAGTAAGAGAGCAAGAAGTAGCGGAATTTAGAGCGTGGAAACAACTACCTGAGAACATCGGTAAGGACGTGGTAGACTTCCTTAAAGACGAAAAAAAACAGTACCGTGTGACGGGTTTTACCGAACTTATTGAAGCGGACAAAGAAGAAACCAAAGGCGATTACATCGTTGAGTTGGACGTCTACAAGACTGCCAAGAACGCTTTAGGTAACAACCTTAAAATGATGACGTCGGACGTTGGAGATATAGACGCGGACGATCTACCAGACGGCTTTGACGATGCTTTTGTTTTAAGAGCCATGCCTTTTATTAATGAGCGCTTGATTGAAAAAGCAAAGGAAGTTGCAGATTTACCGCCCGATCAAAGGGAAAAAGCTTTACGTGACGAACGTACTCAAGCGATTGCAGACGAAAAGAAAAGGTTTGAACGCGAAGCTGAAGCTATTACGTCGGCAATCAAAACTGGATCTTTCGATGTAGGCGAAGATGAAGCTGTTAAAATTCAAGAAAAAGGGAAAGCCGAGATAGATAAGCCGTGGCCGTTCGACGACGTGGAATACGGAAGCTTAAAACTTTTAGATTTTATTCCAAACGCAGCTCCTAACGCACCGTTAAGAGGTGTCAGGGGTACAATGATAAAGTCTGAGGACATCGAAAAAGACCGTGTTGAAATGAAAAAGAACGAACACATCGATGCGTTTAGACGCTCTTTGTATAACTTCGGTTACTCGGAATGGACTCCAGAAAGCGCTGACGATTTAGCTAAAGCTAGAATGGACGCTGACGATGTTAAGCTTTTTAGAAACCAGTTAGAACTAAGAACAGTATTACAGGATTGGGCAAGAGTTTTTCAAAAAGACATAGACCGAAAACCGTTAACAACCGACGAAGAAGAAATTAGAGATTTATATCAAAAATTCGGTATTTACGACGAGGCTACGTTTGAAGCTTTTGCCACAGCACAAGACAACCTTTTATCTAATTAATGAGTACTTTTACAGAGTCTTTACTTCAATCAGCTGACGAAGGGAACTTGGAAAACTTCAAGATTGCAGACCCACAAACGGAACAAGAAGCTGCGCCTATGCCGACCGTAGATCAAAACGTCGTGGAAGCGATGTCTCAGGTCAACTCGGAGATTGAAACGGGGAAGTATATAGAAGGTACTGCTGCTGGAATCGGTACTGAGTTAGGCGTGGGTATAGGTATGCAGTACCTGCTCAATAAGTACCGTCCAGCTATGAAGTTCCTACGCGGTGCTAGTCATGTAAGTAAACTAGGTATTGTAGCGCCTGAAGGCGGTTCGACCGTGGCTGGTGTAGTAGGTCTAATCGGAGCCGAAGCTTTAATATGGGGCGGTTCCAATTTACTCGGTCAAGCTGTTCGAAAATCTTACGGCATTCAAGAAGAGTTTTCTGCGGGAGAAGCCATCGCAGCTAGCGTATTTGGTACTACTTTCATATTCGACAAGGTGAACAAAGGCGTCTTTGCGCTGGGCCGTCCTGCAATCGGTAAGGAGACGTGGAAAGGTCGAAACCTCGTAGTAAACGGGACGAAGACGTTTGTAAGTGGAGCAGCGTTGGGAATGGCTGAATCGGCTTTAAGGCAATCAACTCAACTGCTTCTAAACGAAAGGGACAACTTCGACGAGTACGACTTGCTTTTAAGCGGAGGAATAGGCGGAGCCATGAACACGGGCATGAATACGTTGTTCACCGCTTGGTCTAAGACTGGGTCGTGGGGACGTGGACAAGCAGAAAAAGCCGTTCTGAACGCCAAGGATTCCCTAGCAAAGCAAAAGGCGGAAGTTCAAGAAACGATTAAGAAAGCAAAAGAACCTTTGCCTGACAATCTCAAGTATAGTTGGGGAGGCGGTTACGCTCAGACAGGTAAAGACGTGGGACTTAGCGTAGCTTTAAAACAGTTAAGGGACATCGAACACGCTGAAGAAATAATAGACGACGCTTTGAACGGTATTGTAAAAGCGAGTAAAGCCATAAGCGCTAGGGAAAAGAACCCAGTACCGTTAAAGAAAGACGTAGTGGACGACGCTCCAACGCCGCCTAAAACGCCGACCAAGGAAACCCCAAGCGATCCAGACGACGACGAACTGAACGCCCTTATAAAGCGTTGGGAAAGTATAGACAGCGAAACTGTTTCTAACGAAGGCGTAAAGGTACACAGAGACGCAGAACGCCTTAATGAGCGTGTACATAGACGTCTGGGGCAAAGTTTATTGACGTTAGCTAAGAAGAAAGACGACACGGAAGCCGTTGGTAACGCCCTAGATGCTGTCGTAACTTTAAGAAAATTAAACAGTAAGCTTTTGGATTTATCCAAGACAGCAGGTGGACGGCTCGTACAAGGGTCGCGTAAAGATTCTAATCGATACAGTTGGGAAGGTAAGTTTAGTCAGCGCGCGCTCAAAGAAGACGATGCGTTAAATAAGTTGGAAAACAGCTTGAGAGAACGGTTGGACGGCGGTGAAGAAACTGACCTGTCGAAACTGATGAAGGACTACTTAGGTGTTAAGCCCGAAGTTAAAAAGACTGGCAAGAAGATTGGTAAGAAGAAACCCGCTAAAGAACTAACGCCCGAACAGTCTGCGAAGAAAGAAGCGAAAGAAAAAGACGTCCTTAAAAAGAAGTTGGAAAAACTTCAAAAGCGTTTTGGAGACGATGCAAAGCTTAAAGTTAAAGACATCCCTAAAAAGAAAGAAGCCGACGCTGAGATTAAAGATTTAAAGGCGCGTATAAAATTTCACGAAGCAAACGAACGGGAAGCTATACGACTTGGAGAACGACTGAAAGAACGGGAACGTTTACTTGCCGTTGAGACTGGGCCGTTAGGAGCGCAGCGTGGTGAAGTCTCTAAGAAACCTACGGGGCCGAAAAAAGCGTCTGGTCGGTTGGAACAAGTAGAAGCCGACATTGCGTTTCTTAAAAAGAACATGAGAAATCGTGTTCAAGAAATTGATAAAGCTGCGAAGGAAATGACGCCTGAGTTCCAAGCGGAGAAGATACGCAAAGCCCATGAAACAAAAGCAGCGCGTCTTGAAAAGGAGTTGAATCAACGTCGTGAACGTTTTGGCGACCTAGAACAAGCCAGAGCAAAAGCAGGTATGCCTAAACTTCCAGAAGACCCGAAGATAAAAGATTTGGAAGACCGTATTAAATTTTACAGGGACGCAGAAGCAGAAGCTTTGAAGGTGGTTGAACTCGAAAAGGAATTAGCTAGGGTTGCTGAAGTCGAAGGACGTGGAATCATGGGTGACATGAGAGCCGAGACTACACCTAAACCAAAAGGCCCGACCAAACCGTCTCGTTCTGCCGAGTTAAGAGAAAAGATCCAACAGTCCAAAGCCCGTATGAAAAAGCGGGTTGCTGACATCGACAAAGCTCAAGCAGATATAAACGCCGCTCAACAACGCATGGAAATCTACGGTAACTACCGCGACCATTTCGACGCTGCCTTGAACAAAGACGGGATAAACGTAATTACACAAGGTTTAAACGCCATACAATTAGCCCGTCAACTTGCTTTAATTGATCAATTACCTTCGGTGTTTGCTGGCGTAGGAACGAACGTACTAGCTACGTTTAAGCAATTCTTCAGACCCGTAGGCGGTTTCCTTGCCAACGTCACCTTGAATCAAACGGGTATGACCAAAGCAATAAGGTACGCTCAAGCGGATTTATTCGGAGCAATGAAGATGTTGACCGACTTGCAAGGTCTAGGAACAGCGGTGAAGCGCACCTTTCAACAGAATTTAGGAGCAACCACAAAAACCGTCGGTAAGTTTTCTGATGAAATTTCGCAAACGTCACTACCAAGAGGCGAAGACGCGTTGATTGCAAAAGCATGGAACGATTCTAAGAGACAAGCAGAAGCTGTTGAAAACGTAGGAAACGTGTTTGGAAGGTGGATTAATTCCCGTAACTTCTGGCATATCCTGTCTTTAGGTGTTCGAGGTATCCAGTCAGTAGACGAAGTATTCAAGCGTCAAATCATCAAGGGAAGGATGTGGTCGGAAGCTACGAAGAACGGAATAAGAAAGTTCCCGAGCGATCCAGCTAAAGCCGAGAAATACGCAAAGGAACTGTACGAGTCTGCTTGGAGAGATAACGACGGTCTTGCCGTACTTGACGACGTTTCCAACTTTTACGACGAGATTAATCAAGTTAACGAAGAGTTGTTGTTTGCTTCCAACGTGGACAGAGTAGAAGACGTACACGAACCTTTTTCGGAAGCTATTATACGCTCCCTTAACAAACTATCGGACGGCAGTCGGCAGGAAACATCTCCCATTTTAGGTAATTTAATACGTGCTTTCATGCCGTACATAGGCGTTCCGATTAGAGGTGCTTACAGACTAGGCCATTATTCCATGCCTTTTCTCGGTGTGATCAAAGCTTCTTTTTTTAATCCTTACTCCTCCAAGATCAAACGCTTTTCAAATCAACTGAAAGCCGCTCAAGACAGTTTGCGAAAGGAAACCAATCCAGATCGAATAAAAGGACTTGAAGACGCTATAAAAGAACTTACGGAAAAGGTTGAGACGGCTACTGCCAGACGTTCCAAATATAACTCCGAGGCATTGACTGACTTAATGGTCGGTACTGGTTTGTTCGCGACTGGTTACCTTATGGCGTCGGAAGGCGGGTTAACGGGCGGTCTGTCTTGGATGACGGACGATCAGAAGAAAAAGAACAAACTCAAACCTTACGATGCTTTAGGCGTTAATTACGTTGCTAATATGCCTTGGAGTGGGCCGTTAGCGATGGGAGCTGATGTGGCTGTGTGGTTGGAAATGAAAAAATCAGAAGACGAATCTGGTTTACCTGTTCTACAAAAAGATCAAGACCTTGTAACCGTAATGAGATCTTCCCTTACCACGCTTCTTGCCGAACAGCCTCTTACTGCTGGTTATAAAACAGGTAAAGAGTTGGCGACTGGGACGGATGAAATGGTAAAGAACGCTACCGCCAAGTTACTTTCCAGTTACATACCTCTTCCCGCTCAAGTCCGTAAGATTACTCAAACGGTAACCTCCGATGGAACAGTCGATGATTTACGCGGTGCTACGTTTTACGAACGAGTTGCGTATCATACGCTTGGAACGGGGCCAGCCAATAAGAAAACAGATCTGTTAGGCAAACCAGAACAAAGTCCAAGAACGTTTCTTACCCAGAACGTGACTCGATTAGCGCCGCAGAAAGAAGTAGTCAGGACGAAACTTGACGAAGTGTTGGCGACCGATAACTACCAACAA